CCTTGCGCTCTTCCGGCTCAATTTCGCCGTCTGCCTCCGCAATGGCCACCGCCACATCCAGCACATCTTCCGCTTCACGCGTATCGTGTTTCACATCTTCAATTTCACGCAATGCCGCTCGACGACCAATTTTAAAGTTCGTATCCAGCTGACCGATAATGGTTGCGCTAATCGCATTAATTTCTGACGTAAACGCGGACAACGCAGGCTGGTTACGCAAGACCTGCTCGATCTTCGCTTTCTCTGAAGCCTCACATTCACCATCTGCATAGGCCACCAGATAGGCAGCATTAATAACCGCCTGTGCCAGATCACGTTTCTCAAACTTTTTAATTTCCACTGCCGCTCGGCGGGCTTTTTTACCAAAAATACCAAACATCGTGACGTTCCTTTGGGTGGGTGAGCCAACGCCCGGGAGCGATCTGCCCACAGAGAAAGTCACACTGACCACTCCGTAAGCTCACCCCCGAAAGGCTCTGTGGTTGATATGCGCCGGGCGTGGCGCAGATACAAAAAAAGCCCGCCGAAGCGAGCCTGATAATAAATCTGGAGCGGGTAGCGGGAATCGAAGCCGCATCATCAGCCTGGAAGGCTGAGGTAATAGCCATTATACGGTACCCGCATATGGTGCCGGCTACCGGAATCGAACTGGCGACCTGATGATTACAAGTCAGTTGCTCTACCATTGGAGCTAAACCAGCATGTTTGGCGGGACAGCGTGGACTCGAACCACGATAAGAAGGTTAACAGCCTTCCGTAATGACCTTTATACGACTGACCCAAATAAAAAAAGCCACCGTTGCAACTTAAGAGTCACTAACGGCAGCTTACATCTTTAAACGGTATGATATTTCATTCTGGCTGCCTCAAAAGCCGCAGCGGCAAGTTCGGCAGTGTCATGGTATCCAAGGTTAATACACTTTCCAGACGCATTAATTCTTGCTCTCCATTTCCCGTACTTAGCATCCCAAGACACGCCACGGTATCCAGATTTATTATTCTTCTGAATTTTCCTGTTTTGCATATTTTCGGAATGAGTGACAAGACGAAGATTTGATATCCGGTTATCTGTTCTTACCCTGTTGATGTGATCAATAAAACCATCTGGCATGGTGCCATAAACAATCAACCATGCCAGTCTGTGAGCAGGGTATGCTTTACCATTAATCATAATCATTAAATACCCATCAGAATTTATTGATGAGCATTTCTTGAAAGCAAAACGAGAGTTCCATGTCAAAGTGGTCCTCTCTCTCCCCTGCCTCCACCTCCAGTGAAAGTCGCCTGATGATGGATTGTAATCAACAACAGAAAGCACCATTTCTGGCGTTAATTTTATTTCTTTCATCGCTTTACCTTAGGGATAGAGCCTGTTCGCGTAGATATGACAGCCAAGAGCGGAGCGATGTTTCCACCACCATATCTCAGGCCCATATCACTAAGACTCTTGTTTTGATTGCACGCGAATGCAAAAAAGCCCACAGGAGGTGGGCTTGTGATGGTTGCTGAATGCAAAAGCAGCAGCATATGTGAATATTATGGCTAAATGGCTAATTGCATGTCAAGACTTTTAACAGCAACATGCTTAACTTTCTCAACACGTTTACGCATTTTGAAAGCATTTTGCATTGGTTGGTACAAAACAAATAATGACGCTTTCAGGATATCGTCAATTTCGTTTCTACAGGTTGCCAGTGAAGGTTTTCTCCATCCCTCGCCACCGCGTCCACACATCTTGCGTGGCTTTGCAGTCGCGTGATAGTAGGATGCAATTGCTCTCTTAGATGAACCATGAGCGTAGTAGCTGAGGAGGATGCCAAAGGCTTTCTTGTCAATGTACATGACGGAATCGACGACCTGAGAAATCAACATTCCATCATCATCATTGCACATTGGTCTTGTCATAACTCTTCCCGGCTCTACGCTCTCCATGAACTTCGCTATTACGCTGCTCATGCGCTTTTCCAGACGACCTGAATAAACCCATGCGCCCCACAGTTCAAGCCAGCCATTCAGCCAATCGTGCTGTTCTTTGGTGAGGTTTAGTTCTCTTATGCCCATGCGACTTCTCCCTTGTTATCTGGAATGGTTTTTACTGAGAGCGTCATGCGGCCTCACTTCTGCTGTTTCGCAGGTCTTTGAGTTTCTGTTGGTACTCTGCCTTGATGGCCCTGCACTCTTCGACAGTCCAGCGATGGCGGTTATGGTTTGATTCGATTTCATCTACTGCTTCCTGCCCGATGCGGCTAATCAGTTCGACGCGATACAGAACGAGATTTCCGCTTTTGTGCTGGTTGCACACCACGCATTGCTTGTGAATATTGCGTTCATCAAATCGGAGTTGAGGTGCCGCAGCAGTTGTCCGGTAATGTCCGGCATCCCACTGAGCAGACGTGAGCGTTCCGCACGAGATACATGGTAAGTCGCGGTCTCTTTCTCTGACGAAGGCGTTTACGGCTTGTTGGGCTTGTTTAATCCAGTAACTGCGGGGCTTTAAGGCGAGTTTTCGAATCTTCAGTTTATCTTTCTGTTTCTGCTCCTCTCGTCGTCGTTTCTTCTCTGCTGCTTTTTCCGCTTTTTCGCGTTCTTTACTTCGTCGTTCGAGTGCTAATTGAGTTCCGTGTTCCGGGCAGCACCACCACTGATTTGAGAATGCCGGGTGAAACCATTCCTTGCATATTTTGCATTTCCTTCGCGCTGGTTTAGCCATTAAGCAGCCTCCCCTGTTACTTTCAGCATTCCGTTATCGAGCAGCTTTCTGGTCAGCCACTGTTGACCACGCCCGGTGATTTTTGTGGTGAACGATATCTGTATTCCGTGATTTGTGTTGACCGCTGTTTCTTTCACTGTGAAATAGCCACGATCCATATATTCCTGCATTGGCACATTGCGCCGGGAGCCTGAAGCAATAAGGATTTTGTGATCGCGCATCCACGCAAACAGTTTGTTTGGACCAATACCAACAACCTTTGCAAAGTTTCCAATCAAAATTCCGCTGGACTCGCCAACGCGATCGGCAAACTCAACTTTAGGTGCTGCGAGAGCAAGCTGTTTCTCCAGTTCAGCCTTCTGGTCTTCAAGGTCGGCCGCAAGGCGCAATGCCTCAGAAAAGGTTTGTGGTATTTTCGCGGTTGCCCCTTCGAGTTCTCGCCAGCGGTCAACAAGGCGAGCGGTGAATTCCGGCGACAACTGGGCAACGACAATAATGCTGTCGCGCTTACCTTTTTCGCCTTCGAAGACGTAATGCTCGTACTGAACATTGAACCCTAAGTTATTGATTCTTTCGGAAACCTCAATTTGAGGAAGCCGGATAACTCCACTTTTAACCAGCGTTTCGATGGTTCGTTTCACATTGTCATGACGCTTACCTGTAAGCTCAGCGATTTCAATGCTAGTCATTTTGATGACGTTGCTATTTATCAGCTCGTTCATTGTCATGTCCTCTCATATTGAAAATTCACCAATAAAAAACCCAGCCGAAGCTGGGTTTGTTAAGTTGTCAATGGTCAGTAGTAATGCAGTGAAGGAGGTAAACTTACGCTGAAGGATTTGTACAAAAAAACCACCTGAAGGTGGGTTACTGTTACTTGTCTGAATCATCCAGTTCGTCTGTTTTCACATCCTCAAACCTTGGATGCAGGCGATTCATTTTTGCAATAAAATCTGAATAGTCGTTAGATAGCTTCATAATCGTAACGGTTGATGACAGATGCTCTCTTAATTTTTGATATCCAATATTTGGCGTCAGCCCCTGAAACAACTTTGTACCTTTTGAGGCCTTTACGTTCTGCTTTTTAAGCTCCTCAAGGATGTTTGGTGCCAATCTCTTGTAGACGATATCATTTGTCAAAACGCCAAAATACTGAGGCCGGAAGCGGGGATTTTCCGGCGGGTATTCTAAGCCCCTTAACCTGAAAAGCTCTTCATAATAATCAGCAGGAAATGTTGTAATATAAGGTTGAATTTCCTTTGCGACAAAGGCCTCGAGTATTTTGGCGAGCGCATCTTTTTCTCTATCTCGCTGGTACCCCGTCGCTTCATCAACAAGCGCTATTATTCCGACTTTAGCTAATGAGCGCACCAGAATTTCAGCTTTCTTGGCTGTCTCTAACTGGTTTGGCCTGGTGATAGCGCCTGCCTCTCTTGCCTTTAAATAAACATCGCAGACAAGAGGTATTATGGATGCGTCATAACCTTCCTGGACGGAGCCAGTAATCGTCTTGTATTTGACCTTATTGATCACATCCATAACATCTTGATTTATATATTTTTTAAGGTTTGCAGCATCCATAAAAGCGGGCATATTGATCACCCCCTCTTCTTGAGGTGCTCTACCCCCTCTTTGTGGTCGGCCAAATGCTTTAAAAACAGAAGCTTGTGATATGATACGCCGTCCATTTTCGAGAACCGCGACATCTAATTCCGCATCACCGATCTTTAACTTTCCCTCATTCGCAGATACGGGCAATAAAGCTTTTTCTTTTTTTGCGGCAACAGCCTTTCTTGAGGATTCTTTTCTTTGCTCTGCTGTCATTTTTGCCGCGCGTGCCTTACCGCCTTTGGCCTTCCCACTAACATCATCATTTTTCATGAGCATATCTCGTGTTGTGATTGATAAGTCAATCATACACATGCACGTTGTAACGTGCAATATTTAAATATGCACGTAAATTGCGAATCAGATAATGAGGAGACTTTCTCCCCCTTGCACTGACATCATGGTATTCTGCTCAAAACTAAATTTCTGGAGCGTTTCGTTGGAAGGTATTTGCAGTTTTCGCAGATTATGTCGGTGATGCTTCGTCGCTGTCGTCTCATTCGTACCTCCTGTCGGTAAATCTGACACCCTGACCAATAGCCCAGGCTGTTGTGTACTCGATCAGACTTGCCATACGCTTCACGCTCATCTGCGCGCTGCTTTCGCGAATGTTGACGTATTCGCCTTCAAGCCCGGGCAAAACATCAGCTTCCTGCTTTGTTGCCACTGCATGACCGCTAATCAACAAAACCTTCCATTGTTCTGGTTTTAACCACTTATCGCACCATTGAACCTGACGTGCGATATCCGCCAGCATCGCGTGAAATTTTGCGTTCTGGTCAAGGTTGCGCTTGTAGTCAGTAATGCGGATGGTGACTGGCTTGTCTTTATCGAGAGGAGTTGCGAGGATGGCGTTGATTGCGGCTTGCTGTTGTTGCTTAGTTCGGAGGAAGATTGTTTGCTTCATCGTTACTCCTTCACTTTGACTTCAGCGGCTATGATGGCTTTCATCACTGCAATTACCGTTTTGTCCTTCCCATCCTCATGCCCCATCGCATAAGCGCCTTCTTCGCCACCTTTCCAAAAGTTGTCATTCGATTCGGGCCAGTCGATATCCAGTTCAATAGCTGCTCGCGATGCCTGCCACGTTTGCCAGTGGCCTTGAACATCGTCCATCACGTATTGACCACCAATATTACCGCTGCCAATTTCATGGTGATTTTCAGGGTAACGGATAAGGTCTGAGGATTCGCCTCCACGTCGCAACCAACTTTCTTCAAACTGCTTTCTTGATTCGTCCATCGATACTTATCCTCAGTTCAACTCACAAAACGCCACGCCATTTTTGCTACAGCGACAGGCGCAACACCGATAATCACCCACAGGAGAATGCTACCGAAAAGCACACCCACCAGGTCTTTACCTTCGCCTACCAACCGGACAAAACTTCCGACAACCGCAATGAACGTCGACACCATCCACATAGCACCGAGAATCCTCAATGCAGAGAAAATTAACTCAGCCACGATTTACTCTCCCCCAAATAAAAAGGCCTGCGATTACCAGCAGGCCTGTTATTAGCTCAGTGATGTAGATGGTCATCTTTTAACTCCATATACCGCCAATACCCGTTTCATCGCGGCACTCTGGCAACACTCCTTAAAAATCAGGTTCGTGCTCATCTTTCCTTCCCGTTCTTCCTTGGTAGCAAACCGGTAATACACCGTTCGCCAGACCTTACCTTCGATAACCAGAAGACCTGCCCGTGCCATTTTAGCCGCGGCCTGATTTATGCTGGTTACTGTTGCGCCTGTTAACGCGGCAACGTCCGGCGCACAGAAGCTATTATGCGTCCCCAGGTAATGAATAATTGCCTCTTTGCCCGTCATACACTTGCTCCTTTCAGTCCGAACTTAGCTTTAATTTCTGCGATCTTCGCCAGCGCCTGAACACGATTTAGAGGTCTGCCGCCCATGACAGGAAGTTGTTTTACTGGTTCAGGTATCGTCTCACCACGGTTAATTCGCGCTGTCATACAGGTCAGTTCATCGGCAGCCTTACGGCGTAATTCCGCATCAGTAAGCGCATTGGCCCGCATGTTCTGATACAGGTTGGTGACCAGCCAGTAGTGCGCGTTTGATTTCCACGGATAAGACTCCGCATCCGGATACAGGCCACGCTTCCGGCAATACTCGTAAACCATATCAACCAGCTCGCTGACGTTTGGCAGTCCGGCGATAACGGATGCTTCTTCCCGGCACCATGCAACAAACTGCCCGGGAGATGGCAGAAATGGTCGATTCTGCCGACGGGCTACGCGCATTCCTGCGTTAACCTGTTCCATTGTGGTGATCCCGTTTTCCCGGAAAGCCAGAACCCACTGGCGGCGGATTTCGTTCAGTTCGTTCTGGTCACGGTTAGCCAGGCTCGCCGGGAAAGTTGCCAGTAACTGGCTGAACACACCGTTGATGATCTGCGCTACCTGCTGTACCTGCGGCTTTTCGTCGTACTGTTCCGGCATGTTGTTGGCGATCCGACGCATCTGCTCACGGTCAAAATTAACCATCTGTGCGGCGATGTTTTTCATAAATCCACCCCGTAAATCCAGTCAGTGTTTGTCAGGTCGAGTT